TTAAAAAAATTACTATTTTTTTATTTTTTTAATTATTTCTATGAATTTTTAAAAATATTTTTAAAATCATTTACGATCTGTATTTAGTCCAGTCTCTGCTCTGTGGTAGATTCCTGTTCCCAACAACCGAGCTACCCGTCGATTTATCGTCAGCGTACAACTTATCAGACTTTTGTCTGTTGCATTGCCAATGCGACAGCTGCAAGTTCTTGATGTCAGATGGATGACCGTTCCTGTTAATTGGAATGATGTGATCAATAACTGGACTTAGTGGATGCGGGTATTTCAGTGACTTATCCACGGGGAGTCCGCATATTCCACAGGTGTTTCTGGTTTTAAGAATAATCTTCTTATTTTTTTCAAAAGCTACTCGATGTGGTCCCGTTCTATCTTGCCGTAGGTTATTCATTGATGGGGGGCCTTTCTTTTTTAGGGTAGGGGGTGATATTTTTAATATCATTTTTTAGATAAGCCAGGGTGTTTTTTTTATCAAGCCTACCCCATTTTTTTATTAAGGGGGAGGGTACTTGAATTTAACATATCTTATATTCTGTTAATTTAAACTATAGGGGCGTCTTCCTTACTCTCTCATAAGATGTATTTGATTTAGCTTAATATGAATTTACTTTTTTCCGTTATGTTAAATAAATACTTCTAATAGCTGAAATTCAACATGCTATTATCTAGCTCATCCTGCTTAAATCCTATATATCCCAGAGTGATGTCAGGTGAAGAATGATTAAACAATTCCATCAATATCCCAACATTTTGATTCTTCCTGTAGTGATGATAGCCAAATGTTTTTCTCATAGAGTGAGTTCCGATATTGGTAAGACCTGTATGTTCTCCTGCATCTCTTAAAATCTGGTAAGCTGCTACCCTTCCAATATGCGTTATCCTCAACCCTTCGCTATTTACTTTTTTCCTTGAGGGGAATAGATAATCATAATCTTTCAGATCATTCTCTTTAATATAGTGATCAAGAGCTTTTCTCAATGCTGGATTGATAGCAAACCTTTTGGTCTTCCCTGTCTTGCGTTCGGTTACTTCAATATGACTCCCTTTCACGCTCTTGACTTTTAATGGAAGGATGTCGCTAATCCGCATACCTGAATACAATCCAGTGACCATCAATACATAATCTCGTTCATTCTTATCTCTTAGATAATCCTTCATTCGTTCGATATCATCTGTATCTCGGATTGGTTCTACTTTTCGCACATCCTCACCTCCAATCAAATGAAAAAGGCAGGGTGTCCCTGCCTAGTCCTTATTATTCGATAATACTAGTATAACACCATTTTCCCAAAACAATCTCCGCATTTACTCCGCATTTACTCCGCAATTACTCCGCTTTTCAACAACTAACACAGCATTTCTATATTGTTCAGCGAAAGCTAGCAGTGCCATATTTCTCATCTCGAAATATCTCGTATTCTCAATATGTAGTAGCCTGGCAATCTCGCTATGTTGCAATTTAGGCTGCCTGACATATCTATTAATTAAAATACAACGATAATCCGTATCAAATATATTACTAATGGATTGCTCAATGGCTTCCAGCTCAGAGGTCGCATCTGCTCTTCGAATCCCTAATTTTTCAACCTGCTTGCTTGGACCTCCTCCGCCTCTCGGTTCAATCGTGAAGCTTTGAGTTATTTTTTGCTCAAGAGATTCACAAGCAATAATCTTCCAACGATGGTATTCTTCAAGTTTCGACTCCGCCCGTCTAATGGTCTCTTGCTCATTGATTTCTGGTAAAAGCGGTATTCCTTCTGGACTATATTCCATGATACCTCCTTACACTACCTTTGGATTGGAACTAATCGGACAGTTTCTTTCCATTTGATAAGCTTTCCGTTATTGTTATTATTGTGGTAAGGTGGAAGTCTTGCACCTTCAATTTCTCGATAAACCACTTTCTCTATCACTTTTATAGCCGGCATCTTCTCCTCCCTTTTATTAACCCATCCGATCAGCCAGGCGGGGGGGACATCATACGTTCTAGCAAGGACTTCAATCTGCTTGATTGATGGGATCCCTCCTTTTTCATAGAGGCGGATAGAACTTTTAGAAATCCCTGTCTCTTTAGAGACGTCACTTACAGATAAGCCAAGATCTTCCCTCAACTCTTTTAATCTTAATTCCATTTCCGACCTTTCTTTTTTAATAAAACTTCCTTCTTTGAGATTTCATGCCCTCGAACGAAATCCCGTGATCCTTATCAACACCTTTGCAAATCCGATCCATGATTGCTTGCCCATAGACTTCACCAATTTGAGCACTACTTTTAAGATTGCTTGTAATAATAGTGCAATTGCGGTTATCAAGGATTGAGAATAAGATTTCCTTGCTCCAATCTGTAACCTTCTCTGTACCTAAATCATCTAATACAAGATAAGGTACCTTCGACAAACGAGCGACCCATTTCTGCTGAGTCTGGTCTGATGATCCAAAATCGCTTCTAATTCTGGCAAGCAATTCAGGTATTTTGATAAACATAGCATGTTTTTTCGTCTTATCTGAAACCTGCTTAATAATGCCATAGGCTAGATGGCTCTTGCCAACCCCTGCAGGGCCAAGAAACAGAACATTATTTGTATCTCCAGCAATATAGCCATCTGCTATTCTGATAGCAGCATTAAGCTTATCCTTCTGACTTTGATCAGTGACTTGGTAATTGCCAAGAGTTGCCTGTTTTAATTCTGAATTTACAATTGAAGAATTGAATAAGACATCAATTCTTCTGGCTTCCAGACGTTTGTCTTCTTGCTCCCAGAATTCATCTTGAAGTTTTTGTTCATCTTTCTCGATTAGTTCTTTTGCACAGGCGAAACAAACCTTCTTATCAACACCTTTTATGACAAACATCTGCTCCCCATGTTTTGAACAAATCTGATCACACGAAGTCAAGTTTTGTTCAACATAATTATATAAACTCATGCACAGCCTCCAGACTTACTACAGTCCATCATGAAGGCTAGCTTCCCAAGCACTGCACGAGGATTAGGATGATTTATCATCATATCTTTTTGCATTTCCCCTAACGGGTAAAATTGTTTTTCAAAAGCTTCGATTACTTCTTGTAAACTAACCATTCTATCACCTCAAATACCAATATCATTATCTGGCAAAACCTGTGCTTGTTTCATAGGTCTTTCATTTAGATAGCCTTCAAACTTCGTCCCAAACAAAGTCTCAGGTCTAAGATACTTGCTCATGTTTGAATCATGTAGCCATTGACTGACTTTTAAATCGATCACTTGCTTAAAATCTTCTAAAGTGTAGCCTTCTTTTAATCGTGATTTCACAAAATTGACATTCTTTTCAACAAATTTAAAGGATTTTCCTGTTTTTTGATTTAGATAAGCTATCGGAATCCTAGAAGCATAATTTTTAGGCTTGCTTTTTTGCACTTCAACAAGAGCATTTTCATCTAGCCATTCAGGCAAAACAATATCTTCTGCCTGCCCTATATGTTTCTTTAATTCTTCTTCTTTATCTTCTTCTAATTCTTTATCTATATCTATATCTGTTGCGTTACCTTGCGTTACTGTAACGTTACATGTAACGTTACTTTCTAGTAATTTCTTTTGATTTTCACGATGACGAGCAACCCTTTTTCTAGTTTGCTCTTTGATTTTTTCGATTCCTTCAATGTTTTGATGCTTTTCCCAGTTTGGCAAAGAAATGATTCCATCAATGATTTCAATCATTCCGTATTTTTCAAAAGTTGCCAGGGCAAATCTAACAGTATTGAGTGGTCTGCTGAATAGAGTTGAGAGCATTTCATCTGTGTAATGCACTCGATTATTCATCATAAGTAGCCCATTTCCACCTTCACGGCCAGCCAAAGTCAATATTTTGAACCAGATGACTAAAATGGCATCCCTTTCCGGCAATGCATCGATTAAGCGGATTTTTTCATCATCAAAAATATCAGTCGTAATCTTAATCCATTTAATTTCTGACATCCTTATATCCCTTTCTAATGCGCATGTGCGCATGCCATTTTCTTGCTTGTTTTCGCTTAAATGCCGTCTGTGCCATATCTTCCCAAGTTTTACGAGCCAATGCTTCTACTAGATTCATTTTTTGCATTTCCAGATTATCAATCTTTGTTTCATTTTCTTCCATATCATGATAACAACGCTTGACTTCATCTTTGAGAAATTCATATTCCTCAATCACTGATTTCATATTCTCAATGAAATCATTATTTTTTGAATTTTCCATATTGTCTCCTTAAAATGCCAGTTCATCTCGTTCTTTATAATTTTGGTACATCATCCGCAACCACATACCATCGATTTTTTCGAATTGATCAAGAGTAAGATAATAAATCTGTTGTTCAAACCAATAGGCAAAATCTTCAAAATTATCGATTACAACAAAATTGTCATATATTTCAGCATAGTAATTGTCTCCGTAAAAATTCCCGGAAATTGAATATACATAATAGTAGTCTCTATACTGACTTATTTTCCTGTAGATTTTTAATCTCATTTTTCAACCTCAAAATGGTAGTCCATCATCACTAACATCTGGAACATTTGGTGCTTGGTCGTATAGACTATTTGCATTAGCAGCATTGTCTTTCTTTTCCAAAGTATGGAATTTTTCGGCAACGACTTCAGTAATATAGACACGCTGACCGTGTTGATTTTCATAATTTCTGGTCTGTATCCGTCCAACAACAGCAATCAAAGCCCCTTTTTTTGTCCAATTAGCCAAATTTTCGGCGTTAGTTCCCCAAATGACACAATTGATAAAATCCGCTTCTCTCTCACCATCACTATTTTTAAAATTACGATTGACAGCCAGGTTGAATATAGCGACTGATTGACCACTAGGAGTCTGCTTCAATTCAGCATCTCTTGTCATCCGTCCTATGAGTGTTACATTATTGATCATTTTCCTATTCCTTTCAAATAATCGGGAATCTCATCGCCGATTCCTAGTTGGTTATATTGTTCTTCTGTCACCAAGAATTTCCCATAGGCCCCAGCCGTTACAGTATACCGTCCGTCTATTATCTCTTTATTGGTGATATAGCCGTGCATTTCAGCACCTGCATTATCGACCTGATAGATGATAATTTGTTGTTTTGGCTTACTAAGAACCGCCCCTGCGTAGAATGATACTACGCAAGATGCGATAAAAAATATTAATTTAATCTCGGTCATTGGTTGCCTCCAAAAGTTCCGGATTTTCAAAGACAT